TCCCTCCGGTCGTGATAGACACCATTATACCATGGTGTCAGTTAGCAATATATAACCAAGGGCCATATTGCTAACAAGCCCCCGGGCCTCGGGGTGGGGCCCGGGGGACCAAGCGGCGCTAACCTGCCTCCGTTGGCGGCGCATCGACACCGGCAGCTGCTGTAGCAGGAGTACCGGGCATGAGAGGCTGCGTAGGCTGCGTAACCTTGCCGTCCTTGCCATCAGCACCGGTCTCAGGCTGCGCGTTAAGAGTCGATACCGCTTCACGGAGGCGAGCGCCGAACACGCTGATGTAGTTCATCAGCTCAACAACATCACTAGTACGCCCAGGACGCACCGTTATAGACTCGGGCAGAGCCTCGTCATGACGATAATCGTAGCCAACGTTGCGGGCATCGATCTGCATACCAGTTAGCATCATCTGCCCTATGCGGGCGGAGTTGGACAACACAGGCACGCGACTCACAAGACTGTCGCTGCCTGTAGTAATACCTCTACCTGGCGCGGGATTCCACTGCGAATAATATTTGGGCTTAGACACGTAATACCTCCTTAAAAGTGATCGAGAAGACCAGGCTCAGGAAGATAAGGCATGGGACGCAACATCCTGCATCCCATATTATGCTGAACCAGAAACTGACCTTGCGAGGCATTCGCAACACCGGGCACGGCCCACGCCTCACGGCGGCCTTTGGATAGGGCCTCGGTAGTGATAAATGCCTCATTAAGCGCCGGGGGGCTGTCGAAAATCATAGACAGAGTCCAGTACTTCAGGTCTGTAGCCATCTTACCACAGACATAGCTTTGTGCAGTTCTATACTCGTCAAACGCACCTTGAAAACCAAAACGCAAGTCATCCTGCTCTGGGTTATTAACCCAGTACAACTCTCCGCGTGTGATTTCCTGTTCGGAAATGTGGGCGAACTCAGGCCAGTAATAGTCGAATCGAGTTTTGCGGCGCCAAGCACGATTAACGCCCTGCTGATACAATGCCTCAGGCATGATAGACATAATACCAACAATTATGCCATGCTCCTGAGCACGATACTTACCAGCAAAATCAGCAGTAACAGCCATGCCATGACCGGCATAAGATCCGAGAGGACCTTCGGAAGTTGGATCCGAATTGGTCTGGAGAACCTCGGAAATCACAACAGGAGCAAACGTACCACCGATATACTCAGGACGCTGCAAGCGGCCGTCTCGCGGGGACACACCAAAATGACTCTGAAGCTGCTCAGTATAGCGATATCCTGCGCGGGCATTGCGCTCAAGCCACTTCTGGGTTTGCATAGCATACCGGAGATCCGCCGGTGTAAAACCGAGGCCAGAAGTCTGAAGGATATTGGCATTCATAAATTGCTCAAAATTAGCATGAGCCTGCGGACTTAAAGTAAAAACACCTCCATACGTAATATCATTACGGACAGTCACAGTGTCCCAACTGCTGCCGGGCAAGGGATCGTTAAAATCCTGCGGATCCCACTGGGCACTACCAATACCAGACAAACCGATACCAGGAGACGTACCGCGCTGCTGAAACGGCAAAGCGGACATGAAATAGTCCTTGGCCCAACATCGATACGGCAACACATCCATGGCGAGACGACCATCCAAAGGACTATTAGTACCGGAAATCACCGTTTGACTGAAGGACCACAAAGCCTCCAACTGTTTACTGAAATCCTGCTCGCAATCAATATTTGTATTAGGATAGTTCAATTGCAAATTGCTGTCGCGATAATAATCGCGCCAGATGGCCCAAAAAGCCAAAAACGGCAAAAGACTAATGTCACATTTAGACATAGTCATCGAATTAGCGGGAGCGCCGGCGTTCGTGATTGGAAAATGCATATAATCCCAACAACCATACCGCTCAACCCTAAATTCATCATACATCCAATGAAACATAGGTGGCGGGATTGACAAATCACCGGTTACTCCGCCGGTGATGAAAGACTCCCAATCTTCCCAAAGTATCCGATTGGGCACATAAAAATAATGAACATATGCCGTGATTTTGTGGTAAATCGGCACAACTAAAGGCTGTACACGAATAACAAACTTACTCTCAATCTCAACTATATCTCCGGGCAAAACCTCCTTTATCACAACAGGAGTCAACCGACCTAGGTCGGCGTCGAAAATGCTCTTTTCTGAAACATCAAAAGCAGTTCGGCCAGGTCGAAGACCGCCGACAACATCATAAATGCCCATTAGGGGCCTACCTTTCCGCGCGCAAAGCCGCACGAAGTAAATTCCGAAGTTCGTTCTGTTCGTCCGGACAAAACATAGAGGGAGCCAGTAATGGAGCTCCTTCATACGGACAAATCTTACGGCGGTAACACGCCGAACATACGTCCAGATTGACCATATCAGGTCTCAGTGAGATCGTTCACGCGGTCCTTGCGGATCTCACATGAAACAAAATCATGCTCCAATTTACCTTTGACATCATCCCAGATGCCAACCTTATACAACCGGTATTCACATTTGAGATGTTCAGGCACATTCTTTAGCATCTCATCCATAACCCGGCCGGCTATCGCTTCGTTACGCGCCGGGAAAGGTGGACTAAACTGCTCGGCTGGAACATCCAAAACACTGTACAGATTTGTAATCATAGAAAATCTCCTTATTTGATTTGCACTATACGATTAGTATAGGTGTCACTTACGCACTTGTCAAGACTAAACGTCACTTTTTTTCGAGCGTGTTGATACGTCCCGCTGCTTGACCAAGCGCATATACTCGTGTATCCGGGCACGCCGGACACAATCAATCAAATCAGCATGGTGTTCCACACCATAAGACTCAAGATATTTATTAGATACAACACCCTCAAGTTTGGTGATTCGTTTTGACGCTTTGCTGGTAGCCTTACGCTTAACCTCGTCACCGAGCTTAGTCAAATAATACCTTGGTGTTGCGATTCTGCGGGCACCAGCCCGCATATCACAACCCTCTACTTCTTTAATATGATCGAGGGCATACCGTAATCCCAAACCTTGAGAGCAAAGTAAAAATGGTGGCAAACGATCGCCAAGGCGCTGCTTTCCCATTTTTTTAAGTACATAACCAGCAACATAATAAATGGAATTATCAAAAACAGCACCAATAGTAACCTCACCGAGACCCCAAGTCTCGGACAGTAAAACGGATGACATTATTTTATTATCGCCCTTCTGGCGAACCTGAAAAACATCATCAGGCTGCCAACCGAAAACAATAGCATGATAATGAGGACGCTCTGTACGCTCGCCATACTCACCACAGGCAAAATACTTGATCTTCGTTTTTCCCAGGCGCTTACGAAGGCGCTTGAAGAAAAGCTGTAGAGCCGACTTTTCTAGGGTCGGCAGACCGTTAGGGGATATGGGCAAACTATCTGGTTTATATGTAAGGGTCAAAAAAACCTTACTACCATAATACTCAGACTCGTGCATCAAACGAGCACTCCATTCAGCCGCCTTATTACGACGACATACCACACACTTACCACACGGCAACTCAATCCCCCTAACAATAATCAGCGGGCCACGATACTCAGCCCGCTGATAAAACTGGTGTCCAGATCCATTTGGGCCAGACGTAGCCTTAACCCAAGTAAAAGGACACTTCACAGTCTCACGCCACCACGAGCAACGTGATAACTGCGAAGGCGACGAGGTCGCTTAGATGATTTTATCCTACCACGACTCATGTAATCACCTCCTTTCAGGTCAATTCGCTAGCGATGTCCAATCTTACGAGCAGCAGAATTGAGATAACCAGCGCCTTGCACCCAAGGCAAGAGTTTTAGCGCGGTGTTGGCAACGTTAAGACCGGCCTCTAGCTCCTGATAACGGGAGTCACTTTTACGCACATTCCATTTTTGGCTCAATTCAAGATCATGCATGATCATATCATGCTGTGCTTGCATGAGATCCATGGACCGTTGTGCCATGGCGGCTCCAGTCTCGCGCCATTTGCGATCTTCCAAAGCCTGCCGCTGTGCGGCAGTCTGGGCCTGCCACATAGATGCCTGCGCGCCAGTGCGAGCAGCCTCAGCATGTATAGGCTTAGTCCTACCTTCAACTTCACTCATGAAATTACGATTAATAGAATCCTGAAGGGCGATATATGCGCCCAAATCAGCAATTCTCATTTGTTGCGCTTGCGCAGCAATATCCATTTCCGTCTTGCGCAACTGCATACCTTGAGCAATGCCTTGCATGATCATTGATGCATCAACAGCTTTTTCAGACTTCCTAGGAGCAGTCATAGAAACAGGGCCTGACGACTGAGCAGCAGCACCTGCAGCAAGCAGAGGACTCTGACCAGCCGCCTTAAGGTCGGCGGCGCGACGTTGAACAGCCGTATCCTCACGCTGCCAGCTCTCCCGCATCAACTTTTCATTCAGTGCGTTGGTCTCTCTCTGCATTTCAATATTGTCCTTGTTAATCTTCTGCGCGGCTGCAGCATCAATACCAGCTGCACCAAGGCCCAAGAGGCCTTCGAGAATATCCATACACTCCCTCCGGTCGTGATAGACACCATTATACCATGGTGTCAGTTAGCAATATATAACCAAGGGCCATATTGCTAACAAGCCCCCGGGCCTCGGGGTGGGGCCCGG